CAGTCCGGTATGAACCCAAAGCCTGACCAGCGTCATACCAAATCTTTTCCCGAATGTTGTAGATAATTGCATCATTACATTCGGTAGAGTCCCCGCGAGGATAGAACCACCAAATCTCACCAAAACGAGTAACCTTGGATGCCCATACCTTTTGACGTTGTGCGTAATTCAGATTGTCAAAGAAATAGTTCTGATTCATGTTATTCGGCAAGTCAATAATCGTGCCGTTATAAGCAAAGAATCTATCGCTGCCAATCCAGAAATAAATACCGTCATACTCAATAACACACTGGCTCGACAAGATAGATGAACTACCAATAATGTCATACCGCCAGAAAAGCTGTTGCGTTCCTGCGCCAGTGCTGATTGTGGTCGGGTTATAACTTACACGGATCAATGAATCCAGCGCCCAAAACAAGCCAGAAGGGGCATTAGAGCCACCGCGAACAGACAGTCCCTTAACAATCTTCTGACTGGCTACGTTTGTTTCATTGGAATCAGGAGAATTCCAGTCGTATACGTTACCGGCAGAACAGTTCTTGATAAGACCGTTATTCCCGTAGACAAATACATACGGATGCAGCGCCACAACCCCGCCAGAAACGTCGATATAGTCCCCAGTAGGACTTGCCCCCTGCGTATCCTGCAGGGGTGACATTGTGTTACCAGCAGGGTCACCAGCCAAAACAGTCGTATTTATCGTGTTGTCGATAGCATCAAGATTCTGACCGGGGTGAGCGAGAAGCAAATTGTTATTACCCCCAGTAGCATCAAAGAATCCGTCAAATTGCCATAGATTCTTGTTGGATGCGATAAATTTTGAATCAACAGTAGCAACTAAAACACTAAAAGCAGTTGTAACCGTTCCACCTACGTTTGCCGCATCAGCAGAAAGAGAATCTCCAACCAAATAACCATTTCCAGCCGTAGTAATAGTAACTGAACTTACAACCGTTGCCGCAACCACAACAGTTGCCTCTGCTCCGCTACCACTTCCGCCAGTTAGCGGAACATTCGTATATGTGCCATTTGTATAGCCAGTTCCAGCGGAAAGCGTCCCAAGCGTAAGAATCGGCGCAGCACTAAGGTCGTAATCAGTGACACCCGATCCAATACCATTATTGTCGCACTCAAACCGCTGTAGACCGTCGTTATACCCGTTAAACACGCGGTTTACGCCATTTTCTGAGTCCAGATAAATACCGCGTGAATATCCGGTAATCTGGTTCGTCATCTGACGATAACCGCCTACCTTACGCGGACGCGCACGCTGAAACCTGACCCATTCTCCGTCATTGTAGAACTGCTTATCCAGCACAGTTCCGTCACGCTGAATGCCTGACTTTGTGTCAATAGCAAAGACTTTTTTGGTCATTAGAATGTCCCGCCGCCGATCCCGCTAGGAATAGTTGCGCCAGAAGATGTAAGCGAAAACTGATTTGTGCCAAGGACTGTAATATCAAAACTTCCAGAAGTGGCCCTGTAAATACCTGTATTCGTTTCAGATGCAAAATAAAGAGAAGGCGAACCAGCGGAACCATTAGGCAAACTATAAGATGCAGCACCAGCAACTACGTTATTTGCATTAAGAATGTTCTGAGAATCGCAAATAAGCGTTGCCTGTTGCCCCGGCGTCAAACTCGCCGTAGATCCACCCGTATTCGTGGTAATTGTAACGGTATAAGCAGTGGCACCATTAGTAGTAGCATTCTCAATGTAATAAACCTGAATCGTAGGCGGGACAATAATCGTCACGTTTCCGGTCAAATTCCCGCTACTAATGTATTTTTGAATGACGTTAGATGCCTCAGAAGAGGTCAGGGTATATGTTCCAGAATCAACAGTCTTAACAAGAAGGCTGAAGTTAAACTGCGTATTCCTTCCTAAGCCAACAGAGTAAAAAGCATTGCCAGAGCAAGCAATAAAACAGGAATCATTAGGTTGCAATCCAACAGATGTAGAGCCGTTAAAGGTATCAGATGGAGCGTCAATTATGTTACAAGCAATCGTCAAAAGACCTGTTCCACTATTTCTTACTTGAGTAAACCAGTTATTTCCAAGATTAGAAGCAGTATCAAGCGTAATAGTGCCAGCGCCGCTATCCCATACAATAAGTCCCCCACGATCAGCGGAAGTAAGTGTTGTGTCATTTAAAATTGTTGTAACAGGCGAAGTTTGATTAAGAGTCGTATTCTGAGCTACAAGACCATAACCAGCCAAAGTAGCAGCATCTACACTTGCAGTTCCAGCCCCAAACGCAATGCGACCCCAAGTTCCCTGTTCATCCCCGTTATCAGTGATGTAGATATATTCTGAATTTGCCGTTGCGCTAGTCCCAATCGTAATGATTGTATTGGTGCCAGCATAATCCTTAACGGTGAAAGAATAACTGCCAACATTACGAATAAGCGCATCCTGACCTACAGAGCCTTGATTTGCAGGCGGCATCCATAGTTCCAGACCCGCAGAACTGGCAGAAACCTCCATGATCCTCGCGGCATAGGTTTCAGTCCCATTGCCGTCAAAAGGCCAAAAAAGCTGAGTATTTTCCGTCAGCGTAATGGCATTAAAAGAAACATCAGTCGGCTGGATTACGTTTCCGGTAAACGGCGAGTTATAAGACATATTTACTCCTAGCTATCCATTGCAACAGCTTGACGGTCACCAGTTCTGATGATGTCTTCCTGCTTGAGCGTGTTGATGATCAAATCGTATTGTTGTTGCCACATGGGAATGCGCTCATCGTTTTTCAGATAAGGCATAGCCTGCAGCAGCGATCCATAAAGAAGCGCCTGCGGAGCGTAAATCGTGAACCAATTCGTTTGGTTTGTAGAATCCAGAGGCTGCACACGCTCATAATAAAGAATCTCAAACGAGTAATCTTGATCCGGAGTCGGTGCCACAAGCCAATGCGTATAGTCGTAATCAGCGTAATATTTCGGGATATTCTGATCCGTTGAATTCGGCGCATATTCCCGAAGATACTCATACTTTCGCAGGAAAATAGGCTGTCTCTGACCATCTACAGTGACGTTCATGGATACAGTCTTATGCCACCGGACAGGCTTATCCAGCACCGGATTACCAGTGGTCATCGTGCTTTCTGCGACCGTCAAATTGCCCAGAAACTTAATCTGACTGGCAATAACCTGTTCTGCCAACATGATGAAGTTAGGGATTTGAGCAATAGTCTGCTCATCCGAGCGTTCTAGGTATTGCTGAATATTCAATACCAGTGAATCGTAAGTCATTACAGCAGCAGTAGTCATTTCAATTCCTTTGCGCCTAGATAAACCGCACGTTCATCATTACGGCGATTGACAAGCCCTTTCCAGACCTTACCGCCAGCCTTGTTATACAACAAGAAACAGTCAGCAGCACCCTCAAAATCACCCCTGTTATGCTTCATCCTGATCCCAGACCTTTGAAGGCATCCTAGTCCGGTATTGAAAGCGAACGAAACAAGTGCATCAAAGCGACCAGAAGTAAGACCATCAGGACACAATCTGCATACCCCTGTTTCAAATCGCGCAAGGTCTTTTTTAAGAATTTCACGGACTTCCTCCATCGAAAAAGTCTTGTTCCATTCTGGTGGCAGTGTCTTACCATCACCAATTAAATGCCCAACCCCAACAGTCCATAGCCCTACGCAATCTTGGTAGGGTTTAAGCCTCACACCTTCATGGTGCATCAGCATTTTTATGGCGCTGTCGCTTACTTTCATTTTTTGCTAAAAGCCTGAGTCCCAAACCAAAACGACACAATAGAAGCCCAAATCGTTTGCGTATCATCGTCCCACAGGTTATTCAGGGCAACATCAAACGCAACACCCGTTTTCCACGCATAGACAAAACCGAAGATTTCTACAAACGCAAACATAAAAAACATACCGTAGGTAATGGCAGGACGAACCATTGCGCGAAGATTTACCACCCACTGGCTGGCACCCTGACCAATAGCTATATCGTGTGCATACAGCGCCTGACGCTCTTGGAGTGCCGTTTGATTGTTTGATACGTCTGCGTTGATTTGCACTTGCTCGGTTTGAATATGTGCAATGCGTTCCTCAACCTCCAGCCCCGCCTTTTTCAAAGCCAGTTCACGCTCAGTCTGCAATTGAGCCAAAGCCAGTTCATGCTTTTTGTCAGACTTGTCTTTGAAAAAATCCAGCAGCTTCGGCAAACCGCCAGAAAGAAACGATACAACAGTAGTGAGTAGAGTAAACATAAATCACCTATACAAAACAGGAAATGCTTGCCTAAAAAACATATGTATTTCGTGCATATACATACCAAAGACAATCACGATGTAAACGCTAAATATGAACAGAAAATAAATAAGGATTGCCGCAAAAATAGATAGAAAGAAGTCTTTGATTGCGTTTTTGAATGATTCTTTTTTTTTATTTTTTGCTGCTCAATCCTAGCTTGATCCTTAATTTCCTGTTGTCTTGATTCAATAATATTTGCCCTAATACCACACATCTTTTTATACATATCCAACTTACCTTGCAGGGCAAACATATCCCGTAGTTCTTGCTCAGAAACCCTCAGTTCTTCTGCCCTCAAAACACAATCCATCGCAATCGCAGTAGCCGACTTCTCTTTGTTCCTTTTGGGGTCTTTTCGTATTGCTTCTGCTTCTTTAGCTGCGGCCTCAACTTCACCCTGAGCCGTAAAAAAGCTACCCAATTCCTTAGTCATTGAAGATATGTCGTGACCAAGGCTAATAGCCTCACGAATCAGCTTTACGGCGGTTTTAGCCCCCGCTACAGCAAGCCCTATTGATACTGGATCAATCACTTGTCAGCCTTGTCGTCTAACTTATCAAATATCTTCTCGCAAATATCTTTTAATTCGTCAATGTCTCGCCGGTAATCTACCCTGTTAACGTAGTTCAATGGCATGGATCTTACATCGTTGTCCAGTTTATCCAGACTGCTTGTAATGCGATTAAGGATGTATCCGCCCATAAAAGCAGCCACACCAACAGCGATATTAAAAGCAATCTGGAAGTCCATATTAATCAACCAAAAAAATTATAAAAATAATAAATTTTGTTTTTTAATATTCAAATATGACAACGCCAGAAGCGCCAGCGCCGCCACCGCCACTACCGCCACCTCCATA